CTATTTCATTTTTCAACCATTCCAATGCTTCGTCGTCAGAAAAATATTCATCACTAAAAATTAGTCCAGTACCAATACGAGCGTCTAAACAAATTTTAAACTGCCAGCCCATATCTTGCCGAATACTTCTTGTATAGTTTACAAACTCTGCATTCTTGTCCTCATATCTAATTGGGCATACCCAAGCACTGTTCATAACATTTGCTTTTGTTTGTACAAACTCTGTTGTAAGATGACTAATTAAAAATCTACTAAGTCCTGTACAATCTAACCATATGTCACTAGTAACTTCTGTACCGTCATCCAGTATTACACTTTTAATACCTTCTTTGCCTGTGTTAACCTTTTTGACATGTGCAATAGTTTCAACAACACCATACGGCTTACAAACGTTTTCAATGATCCATGGCGCACATTTTTCAGCGTCGATGTGATAAGCATATGTAGCAGTAGCAGGTATTAAATAGTTTCCGTCATCATCAAACGGCATTTTTTTATCTTTACAATATTGATAACATTCGGCATTGTGATGATATACGTCTAAGTCTGGCGCACTGCCGTTTCGATATATATCTAACCAAACATCAGTTGTCTTAGTTTCGTTTGGAAAGGTACTAGTAATGTTTTTCCAAGTAAAGTCTTTATCAATACCATTACCCCAATGAAACATACGAAGCACGTCAGGCCCGTCAGCAGTGTCGGTCCAATCTTCCATGTTGTTGCCGTACTTGAATACTGCACCTGTTTCTCTCATAAAACGTTTTTCATCAACTCCAAGTCCTCCTAACATACCTGGAAGATGCGGTGTAATACTTTCGCCAACGCCCAGTGTTGGAACATTGGGACTATGAATCATTTCAACTTCTGCATTTGGAAACTCTTTTGCTAAGAAACAACTAGACAATGCTCCAGCTAACCCACCACCAACTATTGTAATTTTCATTTATTTTTTCCTTTTCGGTATTCTATCATATGTTCTTCGTATGTGTTTATGATCTCGTCTTGTCTCTGCTTTGCTAAACTCATCAAGTTTCTTAACTCACGACGAGTAGTACGCTTGGTGCTTTCGCTAGGTCTACGTTCAAATGTTTCACTTGCCTTTAAGTAACTCAGTACTGTTTGCATTATTTGATCGTGGGTATCGTTCATATGTATTCTACAATATCAATATCGTTTTCATAACTTGTAAAGCCATTTTCTTTAATAACTTTCATTACGTGATTAACACGACCAATCAGTTCGTCTTTATGGCTAATAAGGAAAACATTTTTGTTACGTTCACGGCCCATCTTTTTAAGAACTGCCAGCGCACATTCGACACCTGCTGTGTCCATGCCACTGTCAATCAACTCGTCGATAAACATCAAGTTGATATTTTCATAAAGCGACTCCCAAACATCGCGGAATGCCCAACTCATGCCTAGTATAAGTCTGTTGCGTTCGCCTCTACTCAAGTTGTCAAAGTCAAGGTCTTGACCAAGTTGAGTAATTTCAACTGCTAAGTCATTTAAGAAACAAACTTGATGTGGTAAGCCTAGTTTGTCGAGATAATTTGTAAGCCTATTGTTCAAATAAGCAAGGTTCTGATCTATAATCTTTTTGCGTATGAACGAATCTTTATTAGTCAGTAGTTTAAGTAAAAACTCCTGATGTTCTTTTAAACTTGTAAGTGTATTAATTAACTGCCAGTCAATTGTTTGAATTGCTGTTATATTAAGGTCGTCAATTTGAGTTTGATAAGGATCATCTTCCTGCTCCTTGTTTACTAGTGCTGTACGCAAATTATCTACATTGTTTCTATGTTCGTATGCTTCTTTAGCAGTTTCATAAAACGTATTAGGGCGTCCGTTAATGTCGCCAATGTTGTTAAGTAACAACATAGTTGCTTCAAACTTATCAGCAACTTCTGTTTGATAAGCAATAGCATCTGCTAATTCTTTTTGTTTTTTAGATTGTATTTCTTCTTTTTTATCAGTATGAAGTGCTTGTCCGCAAGTATAACACATTGCATCATCTAGGTCGTTAATTTCTTTTTCAACCTTCTCGACACTTTTAGTAGCACGTACTAATGCGCTTTCAAGTGTATTCTTTTCTTTAGTCAACGAGTTTATTTTATTATTAAGCTCTGTCCAGTTTAATAATTTTTCATGTGACTCGAGTTCAACTTCGATATTAAGTTTTTCTAATTCTTCAATCGCAGTTTCTAATTTAACAATATCATCTCTACGTTTTGATTCCCAAGCACGTTTGCGACCAATAAGAGTTTCAATGCTTTGTCTAATTTTAGAGTTACTTGCTTCAATAGCAGTAATCTTTAGAGTCTCTTCGGTGATAATATCTTTTGTTTGTCTAACTTTTTCTTTTAGACTTTCTGCCTTGTCAGTAAGAATAGTAATACCAAGTAACTGTTCGATGATAGCACGTTGGTCGTTTGCTCTCATACTGAGGAACGGTTCAGTGTAAGTATTCAACGCAACAATATGTTTAAACATATCGTGACTCATGCCAAGCAGTTCGCCAATAGCATGTTGTGTCTCTCTACTGTCGCCTTGGCTTTCGTCACTCATTGCATCAACTTGTTCCATGTCATTAACATAGAATTTAAGAAAATTTGGAGAACGTCCACGTTCAATACGGTATTGATTATTGTTTTTCTCAAAGTTAAGAGTAACCATCATACCTTTGCTGTTAGTTTTGTTAATAAGGTTGTTTCGCTTAATGTTTGTAAGTGCTGTTCCAAACAAGGCATAACTCAACGCATTAATAATTGTTGTCTTACCTGTACCGTTGCGTGAACCGGTGTCGTCTCCGCCTTGATCTAAGTTCTCTCCAAGTACCAGAGTTAACTGTTCTTTATTAAAATCAATTGCCTGGGTAACATTACCCACACTCATGAAGTTTTTTACTGTTAAATCCTTAATGCGGATCATTTAAAGTTCCTCATGCTAACTCATTGTAAATATCTAGTAGAAGTTTTTTGTTATAGTTTTCTGTATCTAGAGAACTAATCTCTTTACTAACAATCTGATCCACACTTTCAAACTGCGTAATGTCAAGCTCTGAACTAATTTCTTCTATTTGTTTCTGTGGAATTAATGTAATCTCTCTACAACCATATTCTGATATAAAGTTTTCTTTAACAAACGTTGCTTCTTCGTAACTAACTGGCAAGTCTAATGTAACACGTAGATACATTTTACTTTTAATTAAATTATCTTTGTTATCAATTAGTTGTGATAGTTTAATAGTTCTATACTTAGGACAGTCTGGCCAGTTAACGTACACAGGTTCTTTGTCATTCTCTTTATCAAGTATCATCATTCCTCGATCATCGTCCCACGCATCAGCGTAGTTGTGCGGAAACGCATTACCAATGTAATGTACTTTGCCTTGCTTCTGACGTTTGTGGAAGTGACCGCTGAACACATACTCTTGGTTCTTGAAGTGTTCGGCTTTTAATTCTCCGTGGTCGGGCATCTGTACCATAGCATTCATATAAAATGATGGAAGTTCAAAGTGACCAAACAAATATTTTGCTTTTAATGTTTCGATTTTCTTCCATTCGTCGCCTACTAGCCACGGAACTAGTGCTACATCATCCTCGACCATCATTTGATCAATAACAGTAACACCCGGAATATGTTTTGCAAACTCGGTTGACTTAACATCACGCTTGTCTTTGTAGTATAAGTCGTGGTTACCAGCAAACATGTAAAAATTTTCAAATGAACTACCTAGCTTTTCTAGCAACTTGATAGTAGAATCCATTGTTGTGAGGTTAAGACTGTTGCGATTATGATGCCAGTCACCACAAAAAAGAGCAGTTTCACAACCGTGCTCTTTTGCTGTAGCAATAAACCAATCAATGTATTCTTCGCAGTCTTGGGTGTGGACACGAGAGTTTCCTTTCATGCCTAAATGTAGATCAGTAAACACTGCTGCTTTTTTAAACAAATTGTATCTCCGTTAGAGTTTTATTATATATTAAGATATTTTAAAGAGCAACCTAAATTTTAAGATTCGCTTTCGCGTTTTAGTGCTGCTTCCCATTCGCCGGCATGCTGTCTAGTATGCGAAGGATTCATGTCATTCATTTCTAAAATGTCATCTCTGATATTTTGATTACGCTTTTCAATATTTATAACACGAACAAAGCTATTAGTAACCGCCGCAGTATAATAAGCAAATGGGTTATTAGATTTAGATTCGTCAAATTGTAAGCCAATCTGTGCTAATTGTAGTATTGCTTGGCCTTTCATCTCGTCGTTGTAAGTATATCCACGAACATTACCACGAGTAGCATAGCGTTCGCACAGCTTCATCCACATTAACGCAAGTTTTCTAGTTGCTACGCCGTGTTCTTTACTGAAGTATCCGTTTTCCATACCACCTGTCCAGTGACTCTTGCCTACACACGTTAATTCTTTATTCTCATCAAACTTCCAGTGTTGGTAAGGAGGAAAGTTTAGCTTTGTTTTAGTATCAGCAACTGTCTTTGGATTCTTTTTACGTCCAACTTCTTCAGGTATGTGATCAAATGTCATTATTCTAAAGACTAAATCTTTTTTATTAACACTTCGATAGTCTACTTCAAAGTCTCCCATGCGTAATTTACTACCATTGAGCTTTGCTGCTTCATATGCGTCGTTAGACATCTTCTTAGCACGATTCTTTTTAGCTTCGGCTACTGTTCTTAGGTTAATCTTATCAATACTAAGTAAAATTATGTCGTATTCAGAGTATTCGGTTGCTACATAACTAGAAAATGAACTTTTGCTTTTGTGTATCTCGGCTAACATGTCTTTATTGTTTAGATAATTAACTTTTTTCATTAAATGTGTTCCTTTTAATTAATAATAATACACATACTTAATTTTGTCAACTAAATAATGTATAGGAGTACTTCCATGGCAAATAGACCCGTTCAAAGTGTTTCAGCTAGTAGAGGCTCAAACTCAAATTATAAAAACTACATCAGAAACTCTCGTTGGAAGGGCCCTGCAGGTGCTGAACCAGTTGTTGCAGATGGTGTCACAGCAAAATTTAGACCTCGAGCTAATCAAGATGGATCGGATTGGCGTGTAAAAATCACTCTGCCTTCGGTAAGTAACTTTAGAACTAGTCCTTTGTTACAACCTTTGGAATATACAGATTATTCAGTTGTGTTTCCGATTACTCCTAATATCTCTATGGTCAATAGTGCAAACTATGATGAAATTACTCATGTGCATACTAATTATCCCTTTCCTCAATTTACTAACAGCAGAGTAGAAGACATTACGATAGTGGGCGAGTTTCCAGTTCAAAACGAAGAAGACGGAAGATATTGGGTTGCTGCTACACATTTCTTCCGCAGTGTAACCAAAATGGCATACGGCGAAACTAGTAACAAGGGTGCTCCGCCTCCGATATGTAAATTAAACGGGTATGGTGACTTTGTTCTTAATAACGTACCTATTGTAATTACAAGTTTTACAAGTGATATACCAAACAACGTAGATTATATTAGAGTACCTATCTATACAGAGTCAAATGGTACAACAGAATCTAGATACAGCATGGTTCCTACAAATAGCAACATATCGATTACATGTAAAGTTATCTACAGTAGGAAGAAAGTCGAAACATTCAGTCTTGATAAGTTTGTTAACGGCGACTTAATAGATAAAGGATTCTTATAATGGCATCTTATAATAAAACAAGCCCTTGGTTTAATACTGTAATTACACCAGGAGGCGAACTCGACGTTTTAAAAATACGTCCAGTTCCTGCCGAAGACGACGACCTGTTGTATGAAATAGAATCACAATATACTCATAGACCTGACTTGTTAGCATTTGACTTATACGGAACATCAAAACTATGGTGGGTATTTGCTCAACGTAACATGAATGTTATCAAGGATCCGATATATGATATGGAACCTGGTATAAAAATATTTGTGCCTAAAAGTAGTGCTCTTAAAAGGACCTTACAGTTATAATGGTAAAACCAAATATACTTCATCAGTTTGCTAGTTGGAACAACATTTTTACTTTATCAGTGTTAACAGTTGATGAAGTAAACATGCCTGACGAGACATATAGGATCGGCGAGCCTTCCTTACAGATACTTAAAAGCGGCGGCGGTCTTGGAAAGAACAAAGTTACAACAATCTATGAAGAAATTATTGGCGGTAAGCTAGAATACTTTATTGATAATGTTAATATTGAAGCATTAATTGCTCCTACTAACAAAACTAGAAGTACAAACGCTACATTAATTGAATTTACAATAACAGAACCATATAGTATGGGGTTATTTTTACAAACTTTAAAGATTGCCGCTACACAAGGTGGTTATACAAACTATTTGTCTGCTCCGTTCTTACTTACAGTTGAATTTGTTGGTTGGGACGACGACGGAGATGCCTTAGTCACTGACGATGGCAGAAATTTGCGTCGGATGTTTCCTATGAAGTTTACAAACGTTACTTTTGAAGTAACATCTGGCGGAACAGTATACAATGTTGAGGCTATTCCATGGAATGAGCAAGGGTTTTTAGATAATGTTGGTCAAGCCAAGAATGATATTGCAATCAAAGGCGAAACTATTGTAAGTTTATTACAAAATGGCGAACAGAGTCTAACTACCGTTATGAATGGCCGTTATGAAGAACTTAGAAAACAAAATGATTCAGCTGTTTCTGATGAAATCGTTATTACTTTCCCTCAGGAAGTAGCAAGTAACTTTAATCCGCCAACAACACCAAGTAATACAGACGCTGGAGCAACTTCGAGTCCTAAAAAAGGCGGCAACGGTCTATTTGGAAAAGTCGTTGCTGGTGTTGTAGGCGGAATTATCAAAGGTGCGTTAAACGGTACACTTGATAAAAGCCTTGGCGGACTTTTAACTAGTTTTAAAAGCGGAGACATAAATGGGTTGTTCCAAAACATCAGTGGGTTCTTAGGAGCCCAAGCACCGCAAAATTTTGAAGCATTTTTAAGTATGATCACTGGTAACATTATGACTAAAAGCGGTATTGGCGAAGGTTTAGCAAAAATTGCCCAAGACCAAGGTAGTTTAAACTCAATTGGCAGCAGTAAAATTATAGATAGCTTTACAGAATCAGGAACTGCTCCTATGCCGCAGACTGGACAAGTCTACGACAAGAAAAATAAAGTTATGACTAGAGCTAAAAACGTTATTAGTAGTAATGAACGTGTTTTTCAGTTTAAAAGCGGTACTAGTGTTATAAGAATGATTGAAGAAGTTATATTAACTAGTAACTGGTCTAAAGAATTAAAAGAAAGATCGCCAGACTCCAACGGTATGATTGATTGGTTTAAAATTGAGTGCGATACTTTTATTAAACCTGACAGTCAATACGAACAATTGAACGGAGAACCTGCTAAAGTTTACAATTATAAGGTAGTTCCTTATAAAGTACATAGCAGTGTGTTACAAAAACCAACAGATCCTGGTTTAAGTTATGACAGTTTAAAACAAACAGCAATTAAAGAATACAATTACATATACACTGGTGCTAATAGTGATATTATTCGATTTGATATAAGTTTAAATGCTGCTTTCTTCCAGTATAATATGTCTGATAGCGGTCAAAACAATTTTGATTTTAAAACAGGCGGCATACAAAATAGAGCAGTTCTTGAAAAAGGTAGCCAGCTAACACTTAACAGTCTAACATCAGCAATAAGTAGTACTGGGCAAGCATTAGCAGCAAATAATATTAAAACAAGTTCACAAGGCAGCGGTGGCGCTGGTATTGACAACAGTAAAATACGTTGGGCTAGAGCATTTCATGATACTGTATTAGGAAGCGGCAGCGTAGATCTTGTTGACGTTGAATTAGAAATTCTAGGTGATCCTTATTTTATGGTTGATAGCGGCATGGGAAATTATAGTGCTGCTTCAACAAGTCAAAACGAAACAGTTGATGGAACAGCAGAATTTCAAAGAAGTGAATGTGATATTATTCTTAATTTTAGAACGCCGATTGATTATAACGAAGAAACTGGCGGAATGACATTTCCAGAAGATACTATTCCGGTAGATGCGTTTAGTGGACTATACAGAGTAGTTCAAGTTACAAATGTTTTTAATGGCGGCAGTTTTAAACAACGATTAAAGTTATTAAGACGTAGAAATCAGCCACAAGACATATCACAAACTGGAACACAAGACAAAGCAGTAAAAGTTACTGACGCAACTCCAGAACAAATAGCATATAGTCCATACAAAAATTAAGGATAACAAATGGTAGATACCACAGGACAGAACGAACATAAGCGCAGCGCAGATCAAGGGTCAGATACTTCTAGTTCTGGCCCATATCTTGCTCGTGTTATTAAACATGCTGATCCTTATTACTTAGGAGGACTAGAAGTAGAACTTCTCAAGACTACCGAAGCAGGTAACTCAGGCGAATCACTAGGACAAACTATAATTGCGTATTATTGTAGTCCTTTTTATGGTGTTACTAACAGTGCTAACATTGGAAAAAACGATACTTACAGTAATACTCAAAAAAGTTACGGTTGGTGGGCAGTTCCACCTGACCCAGGAACACTTGTACTTGTAATATTTGCTGAAGGTACTAGAGAACACGGCTACTGGATTGGATGTATTCCTGAAAAAGGAATGACATTTATGTTACCTGGCGGTCAGCCTAGCACCGAACAACTTAGTGGACCAGTTCCTAGTGATCTAAAAGGTAAAAGATTGCCAGCCGGCGAATATAATAAAGTAATTACTAAGCCTCAAACCAATAATGTCATTAAATACAAGCGACCAGTTAACGATGACTTTGTAACACAGCTTCAATCACAAGGTTTGGTACTAGATGATATTAGAGGACTTACTACCAGCAGCGCACAACGTGAATTTCCAAGTGCTGTTATTGGATTTAGTAGTCCTGGCCCAGTTGATAAACGCGGCGGCTCGCCACAGGGAGAAATTGGACTTAGAGAAAGCAAAGCAACTGTACATGTTAGTCGTTTAGGAAGTAGTAGTATTGTTATTGATGACGGCGATGACAAATTAATTCGCAAAGGATCTCCAACTGATACTCCTTATGAGTATGTTAATAAAGAAGCAAGTGAAAAAGGTGGCGAAGTTACTATGCCGCATAACGAACTTATACGTTTAAGAACACGTACAGGTGCGCAAATATTAATGCACACTAGCGAAGACTTGATTTATATTAATAACAGTAAAGGAAGTTGCTGGATAGAAATGTCAAGTAATGGTAAACTTGATGTTTATGCTGCAGACAGTGTAAGTTTCCATACAGAAAACGATTTTAACTTTACAGCAGGTAGAGATATTAACTTAAATGCTGGCGGAAATATTAACATTAATGCTGCTGGTAGTATATTTGAAACTACTGCTGGTTCGTGGGAAATAACAGTTGGTACTAACGGCAATATTACAGCTGGAGCAGAGATTAATCTTAAAAGTGGCGCAGATACAAAAATAACAGCCGCTGGCACAGCATTTATTGACGGTGGCCCTGATGTAAGATTAAACGAAGGTGTTAGTGCTGCCGAAGCAGTTGTGGCTAATATACCAACTAGAGTACCTGCTCATGAACCTTGGGACGGACACGAAAACTGGGATCCTACAATAGCAATACCAGACGAAACAGTGGCTAAACCCCCTGAATAAATAGTATAAGAGGGCAGTAAAATGGCAGACCTATGGAAAGTAGCTAACGGAATTGTAACAGAGAGTGTTATAGATAAATTTTCTGCTGGGGGTTCTTCAGTAATAAATTCTCCCGCGTTTGATGCGTCTGCAAATTCTAAACAACAACGACAATTATCCTTGTTTCAAGATGCTGCATTTTCTGCCAACGCATCATTAGCAGGTTCTATAGGAGGTATTGCTGCTCCTGCTATAGGTACAGCCGCGTCAACCGCTGCTATAAATGCTGTAAGCAGTATTGCTGGAAATACTCCTATTGGCGGAGCATTAAACACCATACTAGCAGGCGGCAATTTAAACGATGTAGTATCCAACGTTATTGGTAACATTGCCGGAGGAGCATTAAACGAAGCACTAAGTAAATTACCTCCGGAATTACAACAAATTTTTGGCGATGCGTTTGGCCAAGCATTTAATTCAGCAGCCGGAACAGCAACATTTATTCCTCCAATATCACCTGACAGTTTCTTACAAAGTCTCCAGGGTGGATTAAGTCAGATTAGTTCTCCTGCTACTGGAGATTTAATTAAAGGCGGCATAGGTAACTTATTAAACAGTACTGGATTAACAGGCGCTTTAAGCAGTTTAGCAGGCGGCATCGGCGGAGCACTAGGTGGAGCACTAGGTGGTGCGTTAACTGGCATGGCAGGTGCGTTAGGCACTATGGCAGGTAAATTAGCAGGCGGGCTTGGAACTGCTATTTCTTCTATTCCGGGAGTTGGTCCTGCCTTTGAAAAGTTTAGCGGCGCTGTCGGCGGGTTTGTTAATAATATCGGAAACGCATTTGCTGCGTTGCCTGTAGATCAACAAAGGATAGTAGGCGGCATTGTAAAAACCGTTGGTGCTAATATTATAAACAATGCTATTAAGAAACCAAAAGTCTCAGATACTGATTCTGCTAATATTAGAAAAAATTTAAAGTTCAACGATAACCCTGCTGCTAATTGTAATACTATAGCATCAACAGCAACAACAATGGACAAGTTGATTTATCCAGTTACAAAAGACAATACGTTTGCGGACGTTGCTACAAAATGTAAAGTTGCTAGTAACGAATTAAGAAAATGTATGAGAAATGTTGACGGAAGTTTTCAATTTATTAACAATACCGATCGAGCATTGTCTAATGCTAACAATACGTTTACTGTAGGTAATAATACAGCTATAATAACAACACTAACATTTGAACAATCTTTACAACAACAGCAATTAGCAGTGTACCAAGATAACTTATTTGCTGCTAACAGTTTGTATGGAGAACGAGGCAGTGCCTTGTATAAAGATCTATGTTCAAAGCAAATTCCTTCTACTCCTGATACTAGAGATTATTATACAGAGTTAGCAACTGCTGGTAAGTTGGTAGTATTCTTAACATTAGTCAATGAATTCCTAAGTGTATTCAACGGCAAAACAGTGTAAGGTAAATACAGTATGGCTACAAATGAAAAAACTCTTTATAAAACCGTAACAGTTAGTGCTTCGTCTGTTGATGAACCAGTTGTAAGTAAACGTTATCGCGGCATAAGCACAGTTGGTAATAGACCAAGTTTTAATCTGTATGATATTAATATTATTAAACAAGATATTATAAACCACTTCCATATACGTCAGGGCGAAAAGTTAGAAAATCCAAACTTTGGAACTATTATTTGGGATGTATTATTTGATCCACTTACTGATGATTTAAAAGAAGCAATTATTAACAACGTAACAGAAATTGTTAATTACGATCCTCGTGTTAGAGTTGACAGTGTAACAGTAGATTCTTACGAAAGTGGCATACAAATAGAGTGTACTTTAACTTATCTAAACTACAGTATTAGTGAAAGTATGCGTCTAAGTTTTGATCAAAATTCTAGCTTAATTTAATCTACGCACTTTATTAATTCTGGTAAATATACTATAAAGCGAGGATCAATTCACTATGTCAAGTACAGACAGACAAAATAGACTTCTTCTGGCAGAAGACTGGAAAACAGTATATCAAAGTTTCAAGTACGCAGATTTTCAAAGCTATGACTTTGACAATCTACGCCGAACAATGATCAATTATATTAGAGAAAACTACCCAGAAGACTTTAATGATTATATTGAATCGAGTGAATATCTTGCGCTTATAGATCTTATTGCGTTTTTAGGTCAAAACCTTGCTTTCCGTTCAGATTTAAACGCTCGTGAGAACTTTATTGAATTAGCAGAACGTAGAGAATCGGTTCTCCGTTTAGCTAGATTAGTAAGTTACAATCCAAAGCGTAATATCGCAGCAAACGGGTTGTTAAAAATTGAAAGTGTTAGTACAACTGAAGATATATTTGATAGTAATAATACCAATTTAAGCAATCAAACTATTATTTGGAACGACGGTACTAATGCTAATTGGTACGAACAGTTTATTAAAATAATGAACGCTTCTTTACCAGTTAATAATATGTTTGGCCGCCCGATTAAAAAAGATACTATTAACGGCGTTGTTACTGAGCAGTATCGTTTCAATGCTACTAATACTAACGTACCAACTTACGGATTTAGTAAAAATATTAATAACACAACTACATTATTTGAAATTGTTAGTACCGGTATTGACGATGATAATAAAGTAGTGTACGAAGAAGAGCCGCTACCAGGTAACAAATTAGCGTTCCTCTATAGAGATAACGGCCAAGGTTCTGGCAGTAATAATACTGGATTCTTTGTACATTTCCGTCAAGGTAAATTAACAGAAAATACGTTTGAAGTTGATACTCCTTCACCAAACACTATTGTAAATATTGATACTGATAACATTAATAATAGCGATGTTTGGCTTTATAAACTTGATAGTAATAATAGCGAAAGTGACTTATGGACTAAAGTTGACGCAGTCGAAGGCAATAACATTATTTACAATAGTGTAAGTAATGGTATTAGAAACATATACAGTGTATTAAGTCGTGTACAAGATAGAATTAGTTTAATCTTTAGTGATGGCACTTTTGGCGAATTACCAAAAGGTAAATTTAAAGTTTATTACAGAACAAGTTTAAACAGAAGTTTTAAAATCACACCAGCTGACATGATCGGAATTAACGTTCAAGTTCCTTATCGTAGTAAAAGCGGAAAACAAGAAACACTTAATATAATTTTAGAATTAAAAACAGTAGTTGATAATGCTACTACTTCAGAAGATAGTGACAGCATTAAGAGTAATGCTCCTAGTACATATTATACACAAAATCGTTTAATTACTGGTGAAGATTATAATATCGGTCCGCTTGGAATTAGTCAAGAAATTATTAAAGTAAAAAGT